TCAGTTGGTAGAGCAACTGACTCTTAATCAGTGGGTCCTGGGTTCGAGTCCCCGATGGTGCACCAAAAATAGCGCGGTAGAATGTGCAAAGCATTTGCCGCGCTTTTTACTATATGTTGGGCTGACTACATTTTGACTACAAAGGCATAAAAAATAAGCGGCGGGCTACCCCTATTTTCAGGAGACGGCCCGCCGCTTTTGTTATGGATTATTTAACTTGCCAGTCAGTTGCCTTTGCCGATCTGCTTAATAACCTGATCCGCGCCGGTGGCAGCCAGGCCGGAAACAATGCCCACGGCCAGGGCGGTCAACGGATCCGCGGCCGGGAAGTCCGGCACGTTGATGTACATGGCAGCCAGGCCCAGCAGGCCGCCAAGGGCGCCGCAGATGGACGGCAGCCATTTGTTAGCAAGCGGCGTTTGTTTGACCGCTGTTGCCGCCAGGTAGCAGATAACCGTAATCGCCGCCACCCCTGCCATACCAAAAGATGCAAAATCCATGAGTTTTTCCTCCTATGTATTCGTGTTCAAGCGGTTTTGTTCTCGAGATCGGTGATGCGGTGGTTTGCAACCTTGATTTGTTCTTCCAGCACCGGTACACGTTGGGCAAAATTATTGTGGGCACGGACTTCACGGGTCAGCTCTTCAATTTTTGTATCGGTCACGGCTTGCGCGGTGGCCATCCTCTGCTCTGTGCGCCGCTGCCCGGCAAGATTGGTAATAATAACGCCGATAAGGCTCAACCCGCCAGTAATCAGCGCAACAACAATAGCATCCACCAAATCACTCCTCCACATATTCGGCCTTGTACAGCCCTGCATCAATCAGCTGCAGCTCTGCACACTTGCGCATGATGTACCAGGCGTCGCCGCTGGATACCGGCCCAACGTCCAGCATCCACTGGTTGCCATCTGCACAGGTTTCGCGGTATAGGCCGGCGGAGATAAGCCCCAGCCCCTCGCACAGGGCGCGAATGGTTGCGCGGTCGCCGCTGGAGATACGGCCAATGGTAATACGCTGCTTGTCCAGCTTGTTGGGGGTGGTGTCCTCCGGGGTGGGCGCGGTGTGGCCCTGCAAGCCTGCCTGGATCATCAGCTGCTCATAGTCCTTGTATACCCTGTTGCAATCCAGGCTGGTGCCGTAGCCGGGCACGCCCAGAGCGTTGCGGCTGCTGTACTGCCAGATGCCATACGGCAGGGGGCAGGTGCATGTGCTGCCATACTGGGCAACCCAGATATCGTATTTGGACAGCGCCTTGTAGTCCAGGCGGTTGCGAATAAAATTGCAGCTAGCATACAGGATGCCGTAATACCCCGCCGCCTCGATTTCGCCAAGGAACGCTTCCACCAGCGCGGTGCGCTGAGCGTTGGTCAGCCGCAAAATGCACGGCTCATACTCAATGTCATAGGCCACCGGCAGGCACAGGTGCTTGTCCTTGATCGCGGCCAGGCAGCAGCGGGCCTCCTGGCGTGCCTCCTCCGGGGTGCTTGCATAACTGTACCAGTACACGCCGTACTGGATACCCAGGCGGGCGCATTCCGCTGCGTTGCGCTCAAACTGGGGGTCTTTCTGGCTGCTGTAACGGCCATACCCGGCGCGCAGCATAGCATGGCGAATGCCCTTGCTATGGGCTGCCTGCCAGTCAAATTTGCCCTGGTGTTTTGACACGTCGATTGCATAATACATGCGCTTCACTTCCTTCATATTGTGCGCTACGCTGCTGTAACTGCCCAGCTTGACCGCACTGCTGGCCGGGTTAAAATCGTTGTCCAGCCAGTTCAGCGGGTTCGTGCGCTGGCCTTTCCAGCGCACCTCAAAATGCAGGTGTGCTCCATAGCAGTTGCCGGTATCGCCGCTGTAGCCGATCAGCTGGCCTTCCTGCACCTGCTGCCCCTGCGCCACGCAGAGCTTGCTCAGATGGGCGTACAGCGTTTCCAACGTGCCGTACTTGTAGGTTGCATGGCGCAGCTTGACCATGTTGCCGTAACTGTTGGTATCTCCCTGGGTGCGCTTGCCGTTCCAGCGGTATGCGATTGCAACCGTGCCACCCTCTGCGGCGTACACGGGGGTGCCCACCGCCGCGCGGAAATCCAGCGCCCGGTGCAGGCTGCCGTCATTGTAGAGCCAGCCTGCGGTGATAATGTGTTGGGCCAGGGGCCAATGCAGCAGGGCTTCTTCATTCTTCAGCCGCATTTTTATCCTCCTTATTTTGTCCTCTTCCATATCCATACCGATAAATAAGGCGGCATGTTGTTGTGGGCTGCCCCGGAACCGCCGGAGGCGACTGTTACGGTTTTGGATTCCCAGTTCGGAATACCCCAGCCACTTGATTGCGTTTGGACATACGCATCCGCAGAGCTTCCGGTTTTGGAGCGTATTACGTTGCTTCCGTTGGCCACAGACAGCGAATAATTCGGTAGCTCGCTTTGTGTAAGCTTATGGGTGAATTCGCCCCCAGTGCTACCTGCGGGATAACTGCTGGAAGCAGCAAACAGGAAAGTATCAGATATTCTTTCCCACGTGCCACCAAATAGATTTGCCGGGCTTGTACTGTTTACGCTCATGTAAATGCTGCCAATCGGCCAGGCCGCAAGTTTTGCTTCCGCGATGGCCGCCTTCACCGCCGCCGGTGTTGCCGCAATACCACCATTGGTCGAACTTGTTGAACTGGTCGAATCACTCAATTTCACACCGCCCAAAGTCGAAGCATTACCTGTCGGCAGTGTGTACTTAGTATCTGTTGTCGGCGGTGTGTATCCCAAAGCACTTGTCACGTTCGCCTTTGTCAAACTAATCGTGCCGGAATTCTCCGTAATGTTACTCCCGATTTTTACACCACCCAAAGTCCAAGCACTTGCGGTTGGCAGTGTGTACTTGGTGTCGGTTGTTGGCGGTGTATACCCCAAAGCACTTGTCACGTTCGCCTTTGTCAGGCTGATCGTACCGGAACTCACCGTGATGTTGCTCCCGATTTTCACCCCGCCCAGGGTTGAACTGGTAGCGGCAGGCAGCGTATGGGTACCGGAGGAGGCCGGTGTCATATAGATCTGGTTGCTGTTCAGCGTTCCTTCACTCTTAGCATTATCATACTGGGCTTGCGTCAGGTAGTTGATCACCAGGCTGTCCAGCTTTGTATCAGTGGCCATAATCATATACCTCTCGTTACAATCGCGCTGATTGCGGATAGTCCACTCGGCAGCCCAGTCAGTTTTCCGTTGCTGATGCTTAGGCTCAGGTTGGTGCTGCTTGGGCCGCCGTATATGGCGCTCTTGTGGTACTTGTCGCCCTCAAACGCGACCAGGCTCGTAGTCTGCCCGCCCCAGCCGCCGGAACTGGTTATGGTGCCATAGCCCCAAATCTTAATGGTTCCGCTGGCGGTCTTAAAACTCACGCTGGGGTTGGTGTCCGTAATGGCATAAGCCTCCACATTGTTATTGCCATTGCCGCCGGAACTCCCGCCGCCGGCATAAGTTCCTGTCACACCAAAAATGTTCACACCGCTCTTAATGTTCCCGGCCACCAGGTTTGCATCGCCCTTGATTGTCTGTGTCCCGCTCAGGTATTGCCCAGATGCAATGCTCTGGTCGGTTGTCTTCGGGGTGTAAGTTGCTGCGCTTTTTTTGGTCACATCACTGCCAATATAAGTGCTCGATATCGCATTCACGGTCACTTTGCTCAGTCCGTCATATCCGCTGTCCGGGCTTACCGTCTGGGTGCTCTCGCTGGGCGTAACCGTTTTGGTCTGCAAGTTTGGCGTGTTTCCGCCACTGCTGCTCCCGGCATAACTGCCTGTCACATTAAAAATCTTTACACCGCTCTTAATATTGGCCGCAGTCAAATTGCTGTCACCCTTAATCGTCTGGGTTCCATTCAAATACTGGCCGGATGCAATGCTCTGGTCACTCGTTCCCGGCGTATAAGTCGCAGCACTTTTTTTCGTCACGCCGCTTCCCACATAAGTTTTTGATACTGCATTCACTGTAACCTGGCTCAAACCATCATAGCCATTGTCGGCCTTAACCGTCTGTGCGCTCTCACTGGGGCTTACGGTCTTGCTCTGCAAACTCGCCCCACTGGCACCACCCGTCACAAAGCCGCCCTGCATATCAACGGCATTGCTGCCTAAATACACACCCATGCAGCTGTCACCACCTTCTGAGCGTAACGCTTGTCGCGCCAACGCTGGCTGCCGTTATGTCAATGGTTTTTGCGCTGCTGCCGTCCCATGCGCCCTGACTGGTTCCGTTCAGTTTGATGGTCAGGCTGTTATTTAGTTTTTCGGCGCTCGTTGCGGAGCCGCCTGCGTTGCTGGAACCGGCATAGTTTGTGGTTCCGGTGACTTTGGCCCCTGTGGCACTGTGGGCAATTACCCCTTTCGGCAGGTCGGCAGCCCGCACCGTATCGCCGGTCAGGTCGAGGACAACGGCATCATTGATAACAACCTTGTTTACGGCCATGCTCAGCCTCCGATCGTCAACGTCTGGCCGCCAGCCGCATTATCAACGTATGTGGCCGGGATCGCCTGCACAGTAACTTGAGACAGGCAGTTATACGCTTTGTCGGGCAGCACAACCTGCTGCTCAAAGGTCGGCGTAACGCTCTTGGCCTGCGGCTTCATACCTTCGCTGCCGCTCATAGAGCCTTTCACGCCCAGGACCGTAACGCCCTCGCGGATATTTGCGGGCACCAGCTTGGCCTGTTCGGTCGCTGCGATAGTCACTCCGCCCGCGCCATCGTGAAAGCCCATGGGGATGGTGTATTTACCAGAAACGGTGCTGATTTCACCGTTGACTTCGCCGTTGTTGGGCATCGTGCCGGTCATTTTAGCGCCACGCGCGTAGAATGTTTTCCCGTTCAAAACCTCCGCCACAGCTGCGGTGGCATCGCTGGTATCCGCGTCTTTCGTGCTGGTACCGGTAATAGGGGCGCCGGACTTGTCGTGCGCCGTGATACCTTTGGCCAGCTTGTCCGGGGTTACAGTGTCTGCGGTAAGGTCCAGCTTAGTCTCCTTGCCAATAACCACCTTGTTCACATATTTATTGGGCATTGTAGTATTCATCTCCTATTATCAGTGTGTAGCCGCTTGAATCGTTGGCTACCTCGTACTGAGGTATCTTCTTGATTGTTAGGTCCTGCTGCATTAGTCGCTTTGCGGTGGGCAAAACCTGCGCCGAGAACAACGGCGTGATGTCATACGGCCCGCTGTACTCCGGCGCACCCACCACTGTGGTGCCGGTCACGTCCACCCGCACGGATGCCGCCCCGGCAATGCGCACTGATACGGCGCTCTGTTGGGCCACTCGCACCTGGATCATGCACCATCAACCTCCTGGAATAAGGTCGGGCTCATTTTGAGCGTCAAAATCTCCGTCTGCGGCTGGTCAGTGCTGTCCCGCAACGTGATGCGGGTGTCCATGTACAATGCTTCGCCGCCCAGGAATTTGTACGTTTCTTCCCGCGTCCAGGGGATAAGGATGATGTTCTGTCCTTCCTGCCGGGTGCAGTCATCCGGCCAGACGTTGGATTTAATGGCCGGGAAGCCTTTGCAGCTCTTCTGCTTGAACACAAATTCGATCCGGCTCACATCATCCAGATCCATCCCGATTTCCACGGGCAGCACGAATTGCGTTCCCTGTTTCATTCGTTTTTCTCCTAGTTCGGCAGTTTTTCTTCCTCTGTTTTCGGAGTTTCGATGTTTGCCGCCGCTGCTTCTTCCGCTGCCATGTTTTCGCGCACGGCATTCAAAACGTTCTCCAAAATCAACTCCGTCACGGCAAACGGCAGCTTTGCCTCGTTAATTGCAGCAATAACTTTGCGTTTGCACTCTTTAATGCGTTTGTTGTCAGTCATGGGGCATCCTCCTTACAGCCGCGCGTTTACGGCGTTTTTCAGTGTGGCAATGGCGGCCAGAACCTCTTCGTCCAGGGCTACAAAGGACCCCCGGTTGTTCTGGCTGGTGATGTTGCCGCTGTCGTCCAGTTCCATGTAGGTGTAGCTCACGCGTTCGCCTTCGGCGGTCGTTACGACCGCCACGCCGGATAATTTCTTCATGTTAATCTCTCCGATTCATTTAAAAGAATGTCTGCGGTTTCGTCCGCTCCGGTATCTATTTCCAACAATTCGGTTGCGGCATCGGTGCCGGCCTCCTGCGCACGGGCGGCGGTGCTGGCGGCCAGCTCAATGCCTGCCGGATCACCGGCAGGGTAGCTGCTGTCACTGCGGTCGGCATAGCTGCCCTCATAGCCGCGCTGGGCGGCCATGCAGAGCCACACAAACTGCTGACCTGGTGCGCCGTGTACAATGGCATACTGGCCGCAGTTTTCGGCCCACAGGTGGCCGGTTCCGTCGCAATCCGTCAGCAGCCAGGCGGGCTGCCCATATTGGGCGATGGTTTCCGCATAGCGTGGGTCAAGGGCAATCAGGCACCAGCCGTCTGGGCTGCACCGGCCCTTACCCCAGTCCGCAAAGGTCGGCACGGGGGTCTCGAACGCGGCCATTTTCAGCGCGCCGAAGCTGGTAGGCACCACGCGGGATTTGCTGCCCCAAACGTCCAGATTGTGTACATTCAGCTTGCCGGAGACACCCACCCGGGTCGTGTTAAAATCGGCGTCGCTGTCATCGCTGCGGTTGTAGGTGATCTGCATCCCAACGTAAGATGTGGGGTTAAGTCCATTCACCCAGCCATAGCTCATGTACTTGCTGCTTGCGCCAAAATAGGACCGCCCAGCCTCCGAGTACAGCACGCCGGTCAGACCGATGCTGCCGGTGTTGATGGTGGCATACCAGGCAATGTGCCTGTTGTCGATGTACACACGCTCACCGGCCTCGGTGCCCATACGTATCCAGGCGTTGTCCAGATCGTACACCGTGTTGTACTTTAGGTTGTGCAACTGGCCTGTGGTGATATTGCCGCCGTTGATGATCGTCTTGTCCTGGTTCCAGGTACTCAAATCCGAAAATGTCACCACGCCGGATAGGTTGATCTGTGCGCTGGTGATCTCTGTTCCGCCCGCCGTCAGCTTGATGGTGCTGCTGGTTCCGCTTGTGCTGGCCGTCAACTTGATGGTGTCAAACGTCTGCTTGATCTCGGTTTTGGTTTCGTTGGCGGTCAGATAGTCGCCGGTGCTGGCAGTCCAAGCGGTAGGGGCATTGCCCATCTGCACCATGGGGTGCATGATGGTCAGATCGTTGGTAACGGTGGCGTTGTCGTCCGCGGTACTTATAAACAGACCGTCTGCATGGCCGTCCGCGGTCGCCGTGAACGCCGCCCAGCGCAGCTTCCAGCCATTATCCAGCGCAATGTCCTGCTGAGCCTGCTTGAACGCGGAGCCGTAATAACTTTTTGTGCCGCTGCTCTTGGTCTCGAACTGCAAAAACAGGCTGTCCGTGCCGGAGTTGAGCTTGTACAGCACCGATGCGCAGTAGGTCATGCCCTTGGCAATCACCAGCGTTTTGTCCGCGCCAAAGTGGAAGCGGGTGTTCTGCGCCCTATTGGTCACCCGGACGGATTCGCCATCAATGGTGTAACTGCCCTTTTTGCTCAGGTCATTGCCGCCTGCATCCAGGGTCGCATTGTTCCAGTCATCGGTGCCCACAATAATATTGTTGCCGCCGGTGATCCGCTGCGTTACCGTCTGGGTAATGCTGTCGGCTTTCTGGTCAATCGCGGATACCGATTCTTTAACGGTCTTGAACTCTTGCTTCGTGCTGTCAAGGTCATCCGAAATGGTCGTGGTGGTTTCTTCCAGGCTGCTGACTTTGGTGCTGATGCTGTCGGCCTTTTGGCTGATGCTGGAGACATCTTCTTTCAGGCT